ACACCCACTTGCTCTGCTGTGGTCATCGTTGTGAAGTCACCTTGACTGACGACCTCGACGGCATTTAGAAGTGCGACTCCACCGCCAGCAACCACACCTTGTTCTTGGGCTGACTTCACTGCCTTGAGCGCATCGTCTGCTCGGTGCAGCGCCTCCATCATTTCAATCTCTGTGTTGCCGCCAACCTTGATGATGCCGATACCACTGGCAAGACGATTGATACGCCGCTGGATGGCTTCACACTCTTTCAGGTTATCTGTCTGGGTGATTTCTTCTTTGAGTTGATTAATTCTTTCCTCAATCTTGTCGGGGTCGCCATGACCACCAACGAATGTAGCCCAATTCTTTTTAGCCTCTACTGTGTATGCCTGCCCCATGTCAGTCAGCTTGGTGTTCTTCAGTGTGACGCCGTTGGCTGGTCCCACAAGCGTTCCACCCACCGACATAGCAAGGTCGTTCAAGCAGGCTCTCCGTTCTTCTCCATAGCCCGGTGCCTTGATTGCAGCCACCTTCATTGTACCTCGGGTCACATTGGTAATCAATGCAGCAAGTGCTTGGTCCTTCACGTCCTCAGCCACCACGGTCAAAGCTCGACCTTCTCTGGCGACCAGTTGCAGGACAGGAAACAATTCTTCCACAGACGAGATAACGCCATCGTACACAAGAACCAGCGCGTTCTCTTGGCGCATGGTCCACCGCCGCTTGTCCGTCACGAATGTCTTAGACAGGTATCCAGAGTCAAACTGGAAGCCCTCGATAAGCTCAAGCGTTGTGTTCTGTGAGTTGGCTGGCTCAATCTGAATCGCACCGTGCTTGCCCACTTGGTCGATAGCCTGAGCAATCAACCCTCCCAACTTCTTGTCTCCGTTGGCTGAGATGACAGCGATGTTCTCGACTTGCTCAAAAGATGTGAGCGGCTTTGCAACATTGGTCAGCGAGTTCAACAACTGTGTTGTTGCAAAGTCCATGCCCCGCTTAATCTCGGTAGGAGACACGCCAGCAATCAAGTGCTTGGTGGAGCGGTCCACGATACTTCTCGCAATCATAGTGGACGTGGTAGTGCCATCGCCTGCTTCCTCGGCTGTCACCTGAGAAGCCTGCTTGACCACTTGGATGCCCAGATTCTCAAACGGGTCTTCAGCGTCCACGAATGAAGCAACGGTCACGCCGTCCTTCGTAATGACAGGGCGTTCGCCTGCCTTTTGCAGAATCACGTTTCGACCCTTTGGTCCAAGGGTTGCCCCTACGTTATCTGCCAACAGGTTAACACCTGTTGCAATCTTTTTAATCAATGATAGATTAGAATCATATACCTTACTCAATTTATCCTCCGAGTATTAGTGTAAATTATTAGAAGCTCACCTCAAGGGAGACAGGCTCAATTCCTAAGAATTGTAACACATAGGACACACCCTTGTTAAGCATATTTTTGAACCATTGGGTCATCTTCGACACCATTCCAGCGATTGCTTTAGTTATTTTTCCGACTGCGCCTTTCACCCAGTCCTTACCCTTGGAGAGAGCAGAGCCAATCTTATCCATGAAGCCCTCTTGTAGCAACTGATTGCTCATCATCCTTTGATAAATAACTTCAGTGCGAGCATCTATCTCTGCCAAGTCATTTGCAGAAAAGTCTTCAGTCAAGAGCGGCAAATCTGATTCCAAGCTTTCTTTGCCAAACTCTCCGCGCAGACTACCTCCCCGACCTGAACCTCTGTCGCGGATTTCCAGTTTCGCCCCTGAAGCCACTTGTTGAAACCATCCGTCGTTCCACTTGCCCTTGACAACCAGCGGAAGAAAATCAGCTTTTGATGCGTCCTTGGTACTCCATTTTAGAATGCCTGTTGCTTTTGGCAAATCCTCATTAAACTTAAATTCACCTGTGATTGCCTCTTTGCACAGCGCGGCTTTAAATTTATTATCAGATATAATGTCTCTGACATTCTCTCTCAATTCAACAAACCCGTCTGCGGTGGTGTCTGCGAAAGCTGCTCGTAACTGTTGCTTCTCGCCATCTGAAACATCTTCCACGTTATCCAGATTCAAAAACTTGTTCAACAACTTTTGATATGGCGTGTTGTCAACCTTGGTTTCACCCTTCTTGGTTGTCTTTGTTCCGCTCATCTTATCTCTGACTCCGTAGAAGTCGGCTTGTCCCTTCTCGCGCTCGCCAGTCTCGGGATTAACAGCATGAGCCTTCTCGCCAGAACCGGTCGCCCTCTCAAGCCCGTCAGTAAACTTGTCAATCGCTTGAGTCACCTCGGCTGATGCATCCTTGGCAATGTATTTCATCGCCACGTCAAAGATTGCTGCCAACTCCGGTCCCTGTGCCGAGACAAACTGTGAATCTTCATATTTCTTAACACTGACGCCCATATCACCGATGGCGATATCAGCCTTTGCTTCTGTTGACTTGACGCCATGACCCTTGTAGGCATCTGTTAGCGAAGCCTTGACTTTTCCACCGGAAGTGCTGCGAGTATTCGCCGCATCCAGACCAGCGCCTTCAATCTGCGGAAGCAATTTCTTACCAGCAGCAATGCCTTGCTTCAGAGCGTCGGGGTCGCATACAATACCCTTCTTAACATTTTTAGCTTGAGCTAAGAAAGCCTCGGCAGCTTTTTCGCCAGCCGACAAGTACAGGATACCATAGATAATGTTCCCCTCAAAAGCAGTGGAGTCCATTACCATACAAGCCTCTTCACCTTCAGCACTGACTTTAGCACTACCTTGAATGAGGTCAAAAACCTGATTGCCTATTTTTATTTTCTTATAGCCTTTCTTGCCAGAATCCTGTTCATACTCTTTCCCCGCCTTTGCAACAAGGTCCGCAATTTTCAATCGCTGCCGGTCGCTTCCCAAATTAGTAATTTGAACTCTGGGATTGTTGCCACCAACCAGCCCAGCTACTGTAGCATTCTCGTACCCATTCTTACGCAAGAAGTCAAGAAACCATTCAACTGTCTTCGGGTCAGTCGCTGCTGAGTAGTCAGGGTCTTCATTCTTATCTTCCTGTTCTTCCTCTTCACGCAGCATCTCAAGAATTAATTTATCAATAGCATCACGACCCCACTTGTCGGGGCGATTCTTTTTATAATAATTCTCAACGAGCAGGTTCCAATCTGGCATTTTTATAATTCCTCTTTCACTTCTTTAATTAGTACGTCGAGAGGCAAACCTGCACAATCAATCTTCTTCCTTGTAAAATTATAATGGTTGTTGAAGCCCTCAAAATCTCCACCGTCCACATCGGGATGAACGGTTGTGCAAAGACTGCCATCACGGTTCGCAGGGTACTCCAAAGGAATCCCAAGCCCAAGATGCAACGCCTTCCACAGCTTCTTCAACGCTTCAATCTGCACCGGATAGAAATCCAGATGCTCATCCAGCCCTCTGCCGTGAACAACTGCCTCACCCTTCGGGACCACTGGACGTGACTCGCCAAGGTTCTTCTCGTACCAGCCTTGGTACTTGGTATAGTAGGCATTGGAAATCTCCACACCGATACCCTTCTTGTTGCCGTACCAGTGACCAGCGTGCCAAGCACCGTGCTGTGTGTCGAGCAACTGATAGATGGTGCCGTCATTGTCGATGCAGAAATGCACGGACACACCGCGCCTGTTCAACACCTTGGCGCACGCCTCTGCACTCAAGCAAACATCCCAGTGGTTCGTGAAATGGTTTGGCTTGCGGTCTTCCTTCCCACCGTAATCATAATAGTTGCCAGCGTCACATTTCAAGCCATCTGGCTCATCCCACAAGACAACCTTGTCCCACTCGATAGGAATAAACTTACTGTTGTGAACGATGTGCTTACCGCCACAGGACTCCTTCGCCCTCTTATATCCAAGGGGGCTGGGTACATAGTCATGAATGTCGGCTTGTCGCTCCGTCCAGATTCTTCTGTATGTGCCGGGTCCACACAAGCCATCGGCAGTAATCTTGTTTCGTCGCTGCCACTTTCTGATAGCCTCCACCAGTTCTTCATCGTGGTGTTCGCACCCAAACCATGAAGGCTCCCACCCAAGTTTAGATGCGGAGGCTTGGTTATAAAAAACCTTATCCACAGCCATTTTAAAATACCTCGTCTGCGATTCCGTATTCTACTGCTTGCTGCGCTGTCAAGTAAATATTAACTTTCCTGCCCAGCATCTTCTTCACCATCGCCTTTGTCATGTCAGACTCAGCTACCAATGTTTCAATATATCTTTCTTGAATCCACCGGATTTCATCCATTTCGTTCTCAAGGTTGTGCATGGCACCGTGGGTTCCACCAACAACTGAGTGAATCATCACGCGACAATTCTTTCCAATCCTTCGCTTGCCCTTTGTGCCTGCTGCAAGAATAAGGACACCAGCAGACATGACCTTGCCAACACCTGTTGTTGCAATATCCATATCTTCTCTGACCAGCCTCATTATATCATAGATGCCAAACATGTCGCTGGCACTGCCACCATATGTGGAAATCATAATTTCCATCGGGTCATATGTGGTCACAATTTCAGAGGACGGGTCTTCAGGAATTTTAAAATCTTCCCGCTTGCCGCTCTCCTTCAAAGCTAACATGCCATAAATTAGCTCACTTGCCTTTTCTTCATCAACATCGCCAATCATTCCAAGGACACGAATCTTGCCATCCGAACGTCCTCCCCCTCCACCTAACATATCGAAAAGCGGGGGCAACATAATAATTGACTTTTTCGATTCTTCTTTTTCATCAGCCTCAGTTTCTTCTGGTTCTTCGGCTGACTCTTCAACCACCTCGTCAGCCTTCTCGACTTCTTCAGCTTCTTCGGTTTTCTTTTTTCTTGGCATTGTTATTCTTCCTTTGGTTGTTTTGTCAAGCCCTCAAAGTCCCAGTTTAAATCTACTTCATCGTTCAAATACTCATCTATATATGAAAGATAAAGTTTCATCTCCCTGATGTTCATATCTCCGCTTGCGAGTTTATCATAAACTTTGTTCATGATATCGTTAACTGTAAATAGCTTCTCACAATATAAAACATTGTCTTCTTCTTGAAGGCAGCGGGGGTCATTAAAGAGAGCGGCTATAAATTCTTTGATTGCTTCCAGTCGAAAGTCTGACATTGGTCATTATGATGAATGCTTCTTCATCATTTCCCAAATGACTTTTTCAATCTTGCGCGTCAACCTCTCTTGGACCGCAGCGTCGGGTGCCAAGTCGCGAATCGACGGGTCTTTTCCGTCCTTGCCTTGAACACCAAACTTCTCGCCAGCCTGCTTGCGCCCACGTTGAGAGCCCTTCAGTGGTGCTTCGACGCCGCCCATGTCTGCAATCAGCTTAACAGCCGCCACGACTGCCGGGTCATCGACTCCGACACCAGCGTCAGCCGCTGAACCGAAATCAAGCATATTCTGTCCAAGTTTACCCCCAGAAACTTTAACCAGAGCTTTCATCCCAGCCAAAATAGTTTTCCCCGTGGGGTTCTCTGGCTCTGATGTTGCCCATGCAGCGAGGTCACGTTTAGCTTGGTCCAAAAGACTTGCCGCATACTCGGCTGTGTACGGCTTGCCGTCTTTCGTCTTCATGGCATTGATGTGCTCTTCAGTGACGCCCTCTAAAGGCTGACTTGTGCGAAGGTCGTAAAGGTTTGCATAAATATCGCCACCAAGCATGGTCGCGTATGGCTGGTCAGCCAACGCCTTAAAGTATCCGCGCTCGGCTACAACCTGCTTCTGATATTCTTTTGAAATAGTTTTGGTTGGCTCTCCGACTGTCCTCTTTCGCTCCTTGTCGCGACTAACTGAAATGTCAGTAGGTACATTAACCTGAAAGACGGCAACATCATAGCCAACTTTCATAAGATTCTTCATGCGCTTCACGATTTTTCCGACGTTCTCTCCAGTCGTATCAAACACAATGGGGTTTGCAATCGAGAGCATGTTGTGCGTATGACCCTGAGAAGCGTTCTGGAGAATTTCACGCGCCGTCTGTTGAGCCTTGGCAATTGGGCTGGAGTCTTTTTCTTCACCGGGTGTGAATGTGCCCTTGCTAAAGTCCATACTCATTCCAAAAGCTGGAAACACATCTTCAATGCGCTCATCTGGATTGGAAACAACGAAATCCTTTGGAATACCAATTTGCTTAGACAAGAAAGACTTTCCTGCCCCTGCTGGTCCAAAGATAAAAATAGCCTTGAAAGGATACTTGTTCTTTAAAATACTTTTCTCTTGTAGCACCTCGGGAGATTCCAGAATACCAGTCGTATCTCTTCTATATTCTTCCAGAACCATTTCCCTGAGTGTTTTATAATTCAACTTCATCGTTAGTCTCTCCTTGATAGTTTTTCTTTTTCTAAAGTCTGCATGGCAGTCTGCCAATCATACCACTTGACGCCCCGCTTGAAGGGGTGTGCTTCGTAAATAGCTTGCACAGAAGACTTTTGCCACTGCTTGTGGCTAAACTCAAGACTGTTGATGGTGCGAATTATCTCATTGTTTCGCTCGGTAGCTTCGCCCGCGTCTTTCAGCATACGCAGCGAATGGTAGTAATGCTCATGGGCGCGACCTAACATCGTGAGACTTTTCCTTTCAACATCGTTAACAAGCATGATTAGCTTTCCACTAATATATAGTTTGTTAATTGCGCCTCGCATAAGCCAGCCAGCAAAAAATGCTGCTGCTCCAATAATAAATGTTTCCGACATACTCGTTCCTTTCTTAGATTAGATAAAAAGAAAGCAGGATGCGTATCCTGCTTTCTTGAAATCGCACGTTTTTGTTCAATATTCAGATATCATTCGGGGGGAGAATATTTCACTTCTTGCGGGACATACGAACAAGTCGTCGTGCCACTCGCCGTGCTACTTCGTTCACAACTCTGCGCTCCATAGCCATTGGGTCTTCCTCAACTGGCTCTTCTTCAGCACCAGCAGCCATTGGGTCTTCTTCAGCACCAGCAGCCATTGGGTCTTCAGCAGGAACTTCTTCGCCAGCGCCAGCTTCTTCGCCTTCACCGGGAACGCGCTCAAGGGGTACACCAGTTTCTTCTTCAATGCCAGCAAGCACAGCGTCAACAATAGCCTCCACCTTATCTTGGGGAATCTCACCGCCCTCAGCAGGTGCTTCCTCTGCGGGAGCAGCCTCTGCATCAGCAGCCAGCGGGTCTTCCTCGCCAGCAAGCGGGTCTTCGGCAGCAGCATCATCGACCGGTGCCTCATCCTCTTCTTCTTCATTAAATTTTGAGAACCTATTTGAAATGAAGCTCTCACCTAATGCGGGGTTGCCCGCCAACGCGAACATTCTTCTTACCTGTGCCTCTTCAAGCAACGTCTTTTTACTCATGTTTGTAATCTCCTAAACAGTTTAATTTCAGCCGCTACAGAGGCTGTATTGTGCATCACCTATTAAATAGTGCGCTGTAGGCAAAACGGACACACGCCCGATGGAATTTTATATGCCTATGGTGCGTAATCCTTTAATTTTCTACGGAGCATGGGCAACAGCTTGTCCTCAATCTGACTCACGCGAACGTGAGAAATGCCCTCTCGCTTCGCCACATCGCGCAAAGTCATGGGTCCGTGCTTGTCAACGGCAATGAAGGTGCAATTTAAATCATCACCATAATCAATCCAATACCGACAGTCGGAATTCTCTTTCGGACATGGTTCGTTCCACTTCATACATGTTTTACTACATTCTCTCATAGGTCTGGGTGTTCCTTTTCAATCATATCAAAAATATTACTAATTTCATCTGTCTCAAGTGAGAAAGAATTTTTTATTTTCTCTGCCGCTTCTTCTTCTTTATTGACAACCTTGCGTTGCCGCTTACTCTGAATATCATTGCTCTCCTTATAGGAACGGAGAAAGTCTGCAAAGTATTCATCATCATCTATCAAGCCCGACACAACTGCACGAAAGAACGCTGCCTGTGTCAGACCGTGATATTGCAACTTTACCTTCAAGGCAACATGCCGGTCGTCCGTGTCATAAAACACAATCTTCTTTTTATTGCCACCGTACTCCATCAACTAACCTTTGTCACATGAGCATCGCTTTCGACTCGCCCCGCCTCAGTCTGACGGATAAAAACAGCCCGCCTGTGAAGTTCATCAACTGTACGGGCACCAGAGTAAGACAGCCCACTTCGGATTCCCCCTTCAAGCTTGTGTAGAATTTCGTCAACCTTACCCTTGTAGGGGATGGTGGTTGCGACACCCTCCAAGCTGGATATGTGACCCCGCCATTCACTCTGAGCGTCAGCACTCGCCATTCCACGATATACCTTTCGACTCTCGCCCATTTGGTTGCCGAAGTTTTGAATCAATTCTCCCGGCGTTTCAGTGGTTCCAGCAAGCAAGGAGCCAAGCATTACAAAGTCAGCCCCGGCAGCGAGTGCCTTGACAATATCTCCAGAATTTTTAATACCACCATCGGCAATAATCTTCACCTCGCCAGCCCACTCACTCGCTGCACACTCAAAGATTGTATGCAGTCCCGGCACACCATGACCTGTCTGCATCCTTGTAGTACAAATCGAACCACTGCCAATGTTACAGCGGACTGAATCTGCGCCCCACTCTGCTAAAGCATTGAAGCCATCCAAAGTA